GTACCTATTGTCTCACTTAAATAATGGAAGCAGCAGTGACTGCTCTTATCGCTTTAATTGGTGGTGGGGCAGCTTTAAATAACAGATTACACAACAGAATAAATAACGTGCATGACCGCATTAGTGGTCTTGACAGACGTATTGATGCTATCGAATTAAACGTAGCTCAAGACTACGTATCTAAAGCTGACCTTACAGTAATAGTTCAACGTATGGAAGACCATATGGTACGTATCGAAAACAAATTAGATCAAATCGTATTGAGGAACACTTAAATGCCATTCAAATTAGTAGATGTAACACGCGGCAAAGTTTTGCAAGAGTTTGACTCTCTTGAAGAAGCAGAAAAAACTCTGCGACATCAGTCAGTAGAGGATTACGTAAGGCTTGAAATCCAGGAAGAAGTCGTAGCCAAACCAAAACCCAAAGCAAAAAAAGCTAATGTTAAAAAAGAAAGCGACTGAAGATCAGTTCAACGAGCTGCACAATCTAGTTACTAAAGAATTTCTTTCGCGAATCAAAGCTGGAGAAGCTACAACACAAGATTTAAAAGCTGCATGTGATTGGTTAGCAAAAAATGACATTAGTGGGGTTGCTACTGAAGGTAATCCACTGTCAAAGCTTGCCAGCATTATGCCGTCCGTAGATCCAGAACTAGTACAGAGCAGACTTTATGGCAAGCGGTAAAACATCACAGTATTACAAAAAGAATCCTGAAGCTCGTAAGCGTCGTCTTAAGCAACAGGCTAAATATAACAAGACTAAAAAAGGGCTAAAGATACGGACGGCTGCTAACAAATGCAATCGAAAGATGGGTACTTACGGTAATGGTGATGGTAAAGACTCAAGTCATACCGGCCCCAATACATGTAAAAAAGAATCTATGAAGATTAACCGTACTCGTCCACGAAAAGGTAAGAAATACGCATCCAAATGACACCATTACTCCCCACTCCTGAACACTACCTTTACAACCTAATAACCATGACATCCTCTGAAGCTAAGCGCCTTTGGAGGCGCAGCATTAAAGAGCATTTTAATTGCACATGTGTTTATTGCGGAGAAACTTATGAATTACATGAACTTACATTGGATCACGTCCAACCTCGAACTTTCGGTGGAGAAGATATTACAAGTAATCTTGTACCAGCCTGTCTCAAATGTAATCAGGATAAAGGGAGTAATGAATGGAAGAGTTGGATGAGAGATACCTTTGGCCAAAATTTACTTAGGGAAGGGCTTATTCTTTCCCATATCTCTTAAATGAATAAAGAACTTACTATTAAAGAGCGGGCTGCTCTGTTAATGGGTCTTATGAGTAACTCTTCTTCAGTACAAATGCCTACTAAAGAGGCAAGGGAAGCTCTTAAAATCTTAAACAGTTTGCAGACTAATACTTCTAAAACAAAAGGCCCCGCCAAAATCATTAAAAATCCTGTCACAAATACAAAAGTTGTGATGAGTCAAAATCCTAATGCTGGTGGAGGAAATGACGTTTCTTTCACGACAGGTAGGGGTTATCAAAGACCTGGCAAACCTAACTCACCAACGCAGCTTCAAGGTATTCAAGCAACTTTAAATCAGATGCTTAGTGAAATACCAATTAAAGGGACAACAGGTGATTCACGCTATACCGCTTCTCCGATTTTTGACGAAAAAGATTTGGATAGGTCTCTTTCTGGTCGTGGTTCTTACGAAGGTCAACGTGCTCGAGCTTATCGTCGTATGACTAAAGGTGCTTTCGCTTTACCACCAGATAATGACACTATGCGTGGTAATCGTCTAGGTGAATCTAGGTGGCAACCTAGAGGTGCTAAAAGCCGTTACGCAAAAGCTGTCAATTACGACTTAACTGATGTTGTTAAACAGCTTGGTATTAAAGGTGCAACTCGCACTGCTATACGAAGTATTCCTGTTATTGGAAAATATCTTCAGGCATATATGACAGCTGAAGATACAGTAAAAGGACTTACTGGCAAAAGTCCTACTGGAGAATCTATTAAATTTGCCCAGGAATCTATTCGAGATCAATCAATGCCGAGACCAGCCACATTAATGATTCGATAACTATATGACTAACGTCTTAGAGGCGTTACAGGATGATTTCAAGCTGTTCCTACAAGCACTGTGGGGTCAGCTTGACCTTCCTACGCCAACACGCGCTCAATACGCAATCGCTGATTACTTACAGCACGGTCCTAAACGTCTACAAATCCAAGCTTTTAGAGGAATCGGTAAATCTTGGATTACTGGTGCGTTCGTTCTTTGGACTCTTTTTAAAGATCCTGAAAAGAAAATCATGATCATTTCTGCATCTAAAGAACGTGCAGACAACATGTCCATCTTTCTACAGAAACTGATAATTGAAACACCATGGTTGGTGCATTTGCGCCCTAAATCTGATGACTCCCGTTGGAGTCGCATCTCATTTGACGTTAATTGTTCCCCTCACCAAGCTCCTTCTGTTAAATCAGTCGGTATTACTGGCCAGCTTACCGGTAGTCGCGCTGATTTAATGATTCTGGACGACATTGAAGTTCCTGGCAACTCAATGACAGAAATGATGAGGGAAAAACTTCTGCAACTTTGTACTGAAGCTGAATCTATCCTTACTCCTAAAGATGATAGCCGTATTATGTACCTTGGAACGCCACAGACGGTGTTTACGGTCTACAGGAAGCTCGCAGAACGTAACTATAGACCTTTTGTATGGCCAGCACGTTTCCCGCGCTCTCTGGCTAATTACGAAGGGCTGATAGCACCTGCTTTACAAGCTGATATTGATCAAGGTGCTGAAAAATGGCAAGTAACTGACCCAGATAGATTTAATGATGAAGATCTTATTGAACGTGAAGCAGCAATGGGCCGAAGCAACTTCATGCTTCAGTTCATGCTTGATACAAGCCTCAGTGACTCTGAAAAGTTCCCCCTTAAAATGGCTGATCTTATCGTCACCTCTGTTAACCCTACCTCTGCTCCTGACTCAATCGTCTGGTGCTCAGACCCCAGAAATGTTATCAAGGAACTCCCCACTGTCGGATTACCTGGAGATTATTTCTACAGTCCAATGCAGCTTCAAGGTGACTGGGAGCCCTACCAAGAGACAATCTGCAGCGTTGATCCGTCGGGTAGAGGCTCGGATGAAACGGCAGCAGCTTTTATCTCACAACGAAATGGTTTTCTGTACTTGCACGAAATGCGTGCTTACAGAGATGGATACTCTGACACAACGCTTTTGGATATTCTAAAAGGTTGTCGTAAGTTTAATGTTACCAAACTAGTTATAGAAACTAACTTCGGTGACGGTATTGTCGCTGAACTATTTAAAAAACACCTTATTCAAACAAAACAAGCTATAGATGTCGAAGAAGTTAGAGCAACAGTCCGTAAAGAACAACGTATCATTGATTCGTTGGAACCCGTTCTTAATCAGCATAGGCTTGTTGTGGATCGCTCTGTTGTTGATTGGGACTACAACTCCAACAAACAAGCCGCTCCTGAAGAACGACTTCTCTACATGCTCTTCTATCAGATGAGTCGTATGTGTCGTGAAAAAGGCGCAGTTAAACACGACGACAGATTGGATTGCCTTAGTCAAGGTGTTCAATACTTTACAGACTGTATGTCTATATCGGCTCAAGAGGTCATTAATACACGTAAACGTGAAGAGTGGAATGACATCCTTAGAGCCTCTATAGAAGACCCCCAAGGCTCCGCTAATCACCTTGTATTAGGTCTAAATAAAGACCAAAGAGAGCTAGCTAGAGGTAACCCCGGAAACTCAGTCCCTAACTGGGTTTAGGTGCGATAGGCAGTGTATACAGGGGGAGAGAGGGTGGACTCGAACTTTGTATAGAGGGGAAGACATCAACTTCCCCTTTACTAATGTCCCCGGGAATGGACATTCTGTAAGTACTGCCCAACAACAAAAGACACAAAAGACACAAACTAGAACTAACTCCTTATTGATCTTGTAATTCATTGAATGAATTCACTTATCAATTCCGTGATTACTGTCGTTAGTTAATTCATTTAATACTTATATGAAACCAGAAGAGTTCACAGGTAATTCTCACGACATGAGATACGAATATCACCGTGTAAGAGAAGGCCCTAATTACTTCGTTAGTTACTACAAGCATTCCTCCCGTCTTCATTATGACCCTAAAGATACTTGGCGTACTCTTGGTGTTGCTAAGTTCACTGATACTGGTAAAGCTCTCAAAGAATGGTGCCTCCTGATGGATGAAACCTACGGTCAGCCACAACGAGATAAATGGTTGATACATGCCGCTGCGGGAGCGAGCGAAGGTCACGACGAAGGAGTGGCCGAGGCGAGCGGGAGAAAGGATACTTCCTTCGCTTCTGAAGCAATGGAAGAAGAAAATCCCTGTTCTAATACTAAAATGGTGACTTAAATGTACTGCAGCCTTATTACGTTCCTCTGTATTGTCGGAGGTGTACAGGTCGGTCCAGAACAATACAAGATTGATGTGTACAATCAGATGGATAAGGCTTTTTACGAAGTTTATGTCCCGATACAACACAAAGATCAGGTTATTAGCCTCATAAATTTTTGACATAATTTTCAGAAGGGATTACGTATATGCAGGGCCGCAGGGTCGTACCCCCATGCCCCCTTTTTGTGCCCTGCTGTACCGTTTTTGCCGCGCTGGATAGAGGATCCAGCCGCCAACACTGGCCAGGGGTGGCACGGCAATGGCACGAGGCTGACACTGCGCCGTGCTGTTACATCTCTTAATCTCACACAATCTGTAGCGATTCCAGCCATAGCAATGGATCACAGCAATATAAGGACAGCCAGCCTGTTACATCAGCACAACTGATAACCGCTGCTATCACTGGCATCCTATCCATTACGGTACAGGTTGATACCTATTCATTGTTGTCCGTTGTGGATAGGTCGGATAAATTGACATCAAGCAACAGCACTCGCTACAACGCTGCTCTGCTTACAACCTATTCACCCACGAACAAATGAATGATCCCATCGAGCACTTTCTAGCTGCTCTCCTGCTCCTTTGTGAGGGCCTCTGCTGGGTCATCAACGAACTAGCAGGTCACCACGTCCAACAGCTTCCAACCTTCAAACCTTTTCAACCTGTCCAACTGCTCACACGTGCTCTTCTTATTGAAGAAGCAAAGATCCTCAGATCACTAGGCAACACATACAAACAAATTGCCACTGCACAACAGATCAGCAGCTCCACAGCCTGGCACTACGTCAACGGCTAGCACCAAGGACTCAACCCACCTAATCATCACAGTCATCCACCATGTCTTTTGAATTTAACGAGAGCTACATCAAGCCAAGCGACCCAAACGAAATCAAAGACGATGCCCATCGTTTGTTTCATGCAATGACTCACGATGATCTCGTAAATCTAGCTTCAACCTACTTCCCTTCAGATCTTCTAGCTGAATTGATCGATGACAAAATGATGGGGAGGGTTTGATCATGTCACGTAAGAACACCAATAACATCAAGGCTGTTTACGCTTTGGCTAGCGTTGATGACATCGTTCAAGGCACACAATGGTATGAACAGGCAGCATTAGCAGCGCACGAGCTTTCAAAGGCTTATGACGTTCACGAACTAGCTGCTGTTTGTGTCATCGCTGCGCTGTCACCACGTAATAAATGGAGCCGTAATCTTGTCGATGCTGAGAATTTAATCGAAGCTTATAAAGCTGATTCAAACAGTGCCATACATGTAAAAGTTTGTACGTTCAATAAGAACAAACATAAGGCAATTGAGATTCTTTCTTATTACGATCAACAGGGTTACTCTTCTTTTGATCATGCCCTGTCTATTTTGTCAGGTCCAAAACTCATTGAGTTTGCAACATGTATCAGTGGCTTACATGATGATGTTTGCATAGATGGGCACGCCTACTGCATATGGAACGGTGGAAGAACGTCACTAGCTGACGTGCCAGCCATAGGTGTAAAACTAAGAAAAGAAATTAAGGCTGACTATGTTAAATCAGCCAAGAAGATGGGTGTTTCTCCTGCTGTTATGCAAGCCATTACCTGGTGTACGTGGAGACGCATTCATAACGTTGCATAACCTATCCACATAGACATATTGACTCTCTCCTTTAGGGGCTTAATTGCCCCTTAATGAGGGACTCACATCCCTTGTCTTTTCTTTTCTTTTTTATCATGATTAATCCTTTTGGGTATCAGACACTGATTAATGTCATGGGGACATCTCATTCAGTGAACAATGTCACAACGGATCTAATCAATGGTGAGGTTGTTGTCGAACAATCCTCCGGAGTTGTAACCGTTCATGATCATGTGTCACGACTTGCAATTCTAAACCTCATCTACGGCAAAAGTATTTCAATTGATCTTTGGGTAGATAACAATCTATCTGACGATATCAACTGCTATTTTGATCATAAGCTGGCGTCAAACTATAGCGATTAAATATTATTTTTTTTTTTGGATGTCACACTCACAATCATCAAGGACGCAGACCATGTATTCAGTACAAGTGCTCAACGGCAACCGTTGGGAAGATCTAAAAACGTATCAACCCAGATCATGGGACAACGCTGTGATGCTGTTTACGGCATACATGGAAAGGTTTCAGATGCATGACTATCGAATCTTCCCTGTTGTTTCTTTGCCTGAGGTTAAGTGATGACTAATCAGGAAATGGACCGCATGAATGATTCACTACAGGATCAAATGCTTGCAGAGTATGAACGGCAACAAGAGCGTGACTATGACGCCATGGTCAACGAAGAACCACCGTATGACGAAGAACTAACGATGCAAGCACGCATTGAAGCTTACCCGGCTCACTATCAACCTTTTCCGTGTGACTTCAGAGGCAGAATTTATGGGCGGTATCAATGTGATGATCTCAAATGCAACGAATAGTCTATGAGCTTGGCGGCAAGGCTCCGGCTGTTGTCTTAACAGATGACGATCGCAAACAGTTCAAAGACGCTTTAAAAAAATTAAATGCTTCTAAGTTTGCCAATGATATTGGCGTAACACGGACGCATTTATATTCTCTTATTAGTTCTCACCGTCTAGAACTATTACGGTTTATGCAAATTGAAAAGAAACTAGGACTTTTTCTTTTGTCTTATAAAGACGTTGAAACCTTTTTAGTTCCAATTTGCACTGATTTAACTCTTCGCGCTCGCGCTTAACTTTCCACAATCACAAGGACGCACCATGCTTTCACAACCTTCAGTCATGTATACCTACTACATGAAAGATGCTCAGGTCTTTTGGGCAGAATGTGACGACTCTCTTAATCTCCATGATTATGAAGACAACACTATTTGCATCAATGGAGTAAATGCTACTGCCATGTTTATGGCTTGTCGCAATGCATTATGTAGTAATCGTAATGTATTTAATGAGCTAAAGACCAAGGATCATACGATTGAGTCTGCTAAAGAAATGATTGCCGCACTGCAAAAGTATGTTGACAAGAACGATACTTCTTCAGGAAAAACCAAAGGTGAAGAATGAATCCAGCATTCATCAACTATCTCAAAACTAAATACAAAGCACTTCAACGTATCATTCAACAACATGAACACAGAAAAACAACCAAATGATGCACTATCTCTTGATGATGACTATTTTATCAAGAACGCAATCAGCTGTTGGCTGCACCATTTTCCAAATCATAAATGGGCACCAATCTATCAAAAACTAAGAAACCGCGATTCTTTCGTGTCACCCGAGGCCAAACCTATTGCCAAACAACGACCAGCGCGAAAAACTAAATCAACTGAATCAGTCACAATCACCGAAGGAGTATGAAGTTAAGCTGACAAGTGGGGAGACGTTTTATCTTTTGTCTCATAATTCCATGGACGCAGCGTATTCAGCTCTTGAATTGTCGATGAATAGATCTTGTAAATTATTAAATGTGAGAATTGTAGATGAATGGTAGCTCTAAACGTAAAAAGTATTTTCCCAACAAATGGAAACAATTCAAGGACGTACCCGATCAATTCTTTGAACCACACCTCTACACAGATGTGATGGACTGGAAAGTCAGGGGGTGGATGCTTCCGAATGATGTTTATTGCATCATCAGGGCGACCAACCTACGAACTTCCAAAGTCAAAGAGTACGTGTACAAGCGACAAAAACCTGCGGAAACCAAAATCCAACGGTTCTGTTTAACCCAAACCCACTCTCTTGCTATTACGTATCATGACGAACAACAGTACATCGGGCCAGCCACATTTCCAGAGTCATTCGATGACGACGACGACTTTTACTTTCCTTTGTGACACGTTGATGGAAGAAATCAAAGCTCATCCTCATAAGGATGAAATTCTCACAATCATGGACGCACAAGTGCAAGATGACACAACTCTTAATTGAGTTTTATTACTCACATTTTACACTAATGGGGTCTGCATCTTTTTACAGTTTGTTTAATGCCATTAATGCATGAAACGAGTTGTTGTCACTTTGTCCGATGCTGATGCGAGAGTTTTAAAACTGTATGCAGCCAAATGGAATCTTACGATTTCTCAAGCGTTAGAGGAGATGTCAAGGTCTCACATCCATGGTTCTGCATCGGTTTGTTCTTTTGCGCGTGACTTACTTATCAATGAAAAGATATCAATTGATAAGCGTGCCACTAAAGGTTGTTTTGGATTCAAGTGTCGTTGTTGTGCCTATACACTACAATGCCGCACAGGTCTGTATCAAGGTGATTGGGAGATTGATATCCGTCACAAACATTTATTGCTAGAAAGTCAACCAGAAACAGATAATGATTCTCATTAATTATGTTAATTTCTTCACACTTGTTTTTTTCCAGTGATCATCTTCTCTTTCGGCAATTTCTATCTTGGGCGTGATCCCGATTGTGCTCCATTCTTTGATCTACAGATCCACTTGGGTACATACCGCCTAGAGTGGGGAAACGCAATACCCAGTTCTAGTGGATCCAATTCGGACTCAAGTGACAGATGCACGGATGGAGAAGATCCATCTTGCGTTCGAGCTGCTCCGACTCAGGGACCGTGAGATGCCTGGTCAGGTTGCTTGCACATTCTTTTATGTCGCCTCTCACGATGGCTGTCATAAGCAAGCACTTGAACAAGAGCTAAACATGACAACTGCTTCAGCCAGTAGAAACACAGATCTTTTATCCAAAGGTCGTGTTGGTCGTGGTGCTCAAGGACTGGGTTTAATCAAAAAGGAGGTAGACCCAACAAATCGTCGTCGTCAAACACTAGAGCTAACAACTTTAGGTAAAGACCTAGCCCGAATGATCAAGCAAACCATCTATGACTGAAATTCGAACCTGGGAACAGGCAATGCGTTACACGTTCACTACTCGCCATACGTGGAGACACGGCAATGGTAAGCAGGCAGCGCAAATCAATTGCAATCATTTCACTCGATTACGTGGATCTTCTTTCCCAGTTAAAAAGATCACACAACCTATCATCGCTCAAATTTCTATTGAACTTGAGGATGAAGGTAAGTCAGATGCAACTATCAACCGAATTGTTTCGGCTGTAAGTACTGTCTTACGTCACTGTGAGTTTGATGGACTTATTGAAAACGTGCCTAAGTATAGGCGTCGTCAAGAAACTGAAGGTCGAGTAACTTGGTTTACAAAGCCAGAAGTTAAACAATTGCAGAATGTGTCCACTAATGTATTTCAACGCCAAGACTTAAGTGAAATCATTGGATTTGCTGCCTATACAGGTATGCGCCAAGGAGAAATACTTAAGATCCGAAAGAAAGACATTGATCTGGTCGCTAACAAGATTCACGTTGGCGGTGTGCCTACACAAGTCACAAAAGCTAAAAACTGGAGGGCAATCCCTATTCATGAATCAATCCTCGAGTTGGTGACAGACCGTTGTTCACAAGCATCACGGTCAGACATCAGGATTTTCGGGGACGAGTGGCGAGACAAGGATCAGCTTCTGAGAGCCTTTAAGAAGGCCAACAGGCTGATCGGCAAGGACGAAGCGTATGTCTTCCACACACTGCGTCACAGCTATGCCACATGGCTTGCTGAAGCGGGTGTACCCATTAGGAGCATCCAATCCTTATGTGGCCACAAACGTGTAGAGACCACTTTGCGCTACGCCCACGCCTCAGATACAGCTCTCACGGACGCAATGCTTGCCATCTAAGCGTGTCTAATAGGTCACTCAGTTACCCTTGTTTCTGAGGAACACCTCGTTTTAACTGGCACACTGTGACAGCTGAAACCCAGAGCCCATCTGGCGGAATTGGTAGACGCGCTGGTTTTAGGTTCGAGCGCGGTTCCGTAACACTTACGTATAGGTCAGGGTTAATTCCTTGACCTTCCTTTCTATGACACCTGTCCACTAAGGATAGGTTCTAATCACCGGTTCTAACGCGGATTTTTATTGACAACCTTTGAAGAAATCGGTGCTCAAATTAAACTTGAGCGGGAGCAAATCAAGCGTGGTCTTGAGAAGCTACACAACAACACAAAACAACTTGAAAAGAAAAGTTATTCAAGTGCAAGTGTTTATGGAGTGTCTTCTATTGAGGAGCTTGTTCCTCTTGTGGTTGAACGCATTAAAGTCACGACTAATCGCATTAAGGAAGGAAAGACAGGCGTTAATTTCAAAGAAATCAAGCCATTCCTTGCTGAACTTGAGGCTAATGATGCAGCAGTCATCGCTAGCAAGATCACCTTTGACACTGTATTTAGTGCTAAACAAAAGTCAAACTTGGTGGCCAATGTCACTGATTGCATTGGCTTGGCAATTGAGCAGGAATGCATGTTGCGTCATTACGAACGTACATGTCCTGGCCTCCTCCACACACTTCAAAAAAACTATTGGCATAAGTCCATAGGCACTACTCAAAAGGTGACGGTCATCCGAACCCTTATGAATCGCTATGACGTGGAGCATTGGAAGCCTTGGGGTCGAGCTAATCGTGTCCGTTTAGGTGGGTGGCTGCTCGACTGTATTTGTGAGGTAAGCGGCTGGTTCTGTATCGATAGCCGCCAGGAAGGTCGCAAACGTGTCAACTACGTGATCCCTACGCCTGAATTTATGGCGATCAAAGACCAATTGATGGCACAAGCAGAAATGTTCAGCCCTATTGCTTGGCCAATGATCGTGCCACCTAACGATTGGCAGGCTGACGGTACTGGTGGCGGCTACATCCTCAATGAAGTGATGGAGGGCTACGACATGGTTCGTAGGGGCGATAGGCAGTGTATACAGGGAAAGACTCCAGTTGATTTTCTGAACCGCATTCAGCAACCCAGCTACACCCTCAATCCATTCATTGTTGACGTTGCAAAGACGTTGCAAGAGCGTGGAATTGGGGTTGGTAAGTTCATCCCTGTCATTGAGATGCCACTGCCTCCTAAGCCTGTAGACATTGCTGACAACAAAGACTCACGCAAAGACTACAGACGAAGAGCAGCAGAGGTAATGAATATCAATGCTCAAGCCTTCAAGCGTTCATGTCGTACACGTATGACTATGAATGCTGTTGAAGTGTTTGAAAAGTATGAGAAGTTCTACATTCCGTGGTCATTTGACTACAGAGGTAGGTGCTATCCAATTCCTGCATTTCTCACTCCTCAGGGAGATGACTTCTCTAAGTCACTACTCTTGTTTCACAATCAAGCGTTGATGACGCCTGAAGCAGAAGATTGGTTGGCGTTCGAGTGTTCGACAACATATGGAAACTCTAAGCTTCCTATGACTGAACGGATTCTTTGGACATTAGACAACCATGATCTAATCACCAAGGTCGCTACTGATCCCATTGGCAACCTGTCCACTTGGGAAGAAGCAGATGAGCCTTGGCGTTTTTTGGCTGCGTGCGATGCTTACTACCATTCCGTAATTTTGTGTGACAGGAATTACACAAATCTGCCAGTCGCAGTAGATGCAACTGCTTCAGGACTTCAGGTGCTGTCAGGGTTGTGCCGCTGTGCATCAACTGCAAAGCTTGTTAATGTACTGCCTAGTGACACACCACAAGATGCATATTTAGTTATTGCAGAAGCTTGTATTGATTCCATACCAGATCGGATAAAACCTTTTTGGGATAGAAAGAAAACCAAGCGGACTGTGATGACTATTCCTTACAATGCAAAGCCATTTTCCAATCGTTCTTATATTAGAGAAGCGCTTAAAGAAGATGGCATTGAAGTAGATAAGGATGAGCTTACTCAGATTGTTAACGCAGTTAGAGGAGCTATGTGTCTTAAATTTGAAGGACCAATGAAGGTCATGAAGTGGATTGAAGAAGAGGTAGGTAAAGCTATTGATAGAGGCGCTAGTAAATTAACTTGGACTACTCCATCAGGGTTCGTAGTAACGCAGTCTTTGATGAAGAAACAGGTTGAGCGCATTCGTCTTCAATTGCTTGGAGAATGTAATATTTTTGTAGCAACAGCTGATAAGAATGAAGTTGACAAATTACACCACCTAAATGCTACTTCACCAAATCTAATCCATTCGCTCGATGCAAGTCTCCTCCACCTATCTGCACTACGCTTCAACGCTCCGTTGGCCCTCATACACGACTCGGTTCTATGTCGTGCTACTGACATGTCTACTCTTTCAACCATTGTTCGTGAGACATACATGCACTTATTTGCAGAACAAGACTACTTAAAGTCTTGGGCTGAGCAGATAGGCGCTGAAACCGAACCCCCAATTATTGGAACACTGAACCCTGAATCAGTAATTAACTCCACCTATTTTTTCTGTTAATGACCCGAAACACATTTGTAACTCCAGAGCCTGTTGTCCTTGAAGGATATCAAGCTGTAATGACACCTTCTAAATTTGGCTATTCACTTGGCGCACTAGTCGATGAATCAATGGTTGAGTCTCTAGAAGAAGACCGCACTGAGTCCCTTAAGTGGGCTGAATCAAAACTAAAAAATCCAAAACGTTCAGTACTAAAGCCTGAACCTTGGGAAGAAGTAAGTAAAGGAAAATATAAAGTAAAGTTTTCTTGGAATGAGGATGCACGTCCGCCTGTAGTAGATACTGATGGGACTCTTATTACTGATGAACGCCTCCCACTTTTTAGTGGTTCAAAAGTAAAGCTCGCTTTATTCCAAAAGCCTTACATCTTGCGAGATGGTGTCACCTATGGCACCAGTTTAAAACTGAAGGGTATTCAGGTTGTCTCGCTGTCTTCATCAGCTGGTGTTGATGTAGGGGATATGTCTACTGAGGATGTCGTTGATCTATTCGGCACAACAGCTGGATATAAAGCAATGATGCCAAACGTAATTCCAGCTGAACCTAGTTCTGTTGAAGAAGACGACGACGACTTCTAAATGGCATTTCGATCAGGACTGGAGGAGAAGGTCGCGGATCTTCTCTGCAACCTGTCTGTTGACTACGAATACGAAACAGAGAAAGTACCTTACACAATTCCACACTTATACACGCCAGACTTTTTGTTACCTAATGGTGTAGTGCTGGAATGTAAAGGGTACTGGGATGCTGCAGACAGACGGAAGATTAAAGCCGTTAAGCAACAGCATCCTGAGTTAGATCTTCGTATGGTCTTCCAGGCTCCTTACAACACAATCTCTAAAAAATCTAAGACTACTTACGCAAAATTCTGCGAGAAATTAAACATACCTTGGTGCTCCTTTGCGAACATCCCACTTAAATGGCTCACATAACGAGTCTGAATTTGTAAGACACATACCATGTCCGCAGTGCGGCTCATCGGATGCCAACGCTCTATACAGCGACGGACATGAGTGGTGCCACAAACAATGTGGTTATTACAAACACGCTGACGGCAACACATCCACTAATCACAGTCATCAATTGAACCATGTCGAACTCAAAGGCTCAGCCAGACGGCTGCAATCAAGAGGAATTTCTGAACGTACCTGTGAACTATTCAAGACCTACAAAGATGGTACGATCCTACGCCACTATTATTTCGACAGTTCTGGGAAGGCTGTCGGGGCAAAAGTAAGGACTAAAGATAAGCAGTTTCGTTGTGAAGGAGATGTCAGCAGTCTTTATGGCATGCAGCTCTTCAAACATAAAACAGCTAAAGATCAAAAGCTAATAATTGTTGAAGGGGAAATGGACGCGATGAGCGTCTATGAGTGCCAACCTTGGCCTGTAGTCTCCATTCCAAATGGTGCAGCTGCGGCTAAGAAAGCAATCCAAAAGAACTACGAATGGATCAACCATTACGACAAGATTGTCCTTTTCTTTGATAACGATGAGGCAGGCCAGGAGGCCGCTAATCAGGCCGCTAGTGTATTACCACCTAGCAAGACTTTCATAGGCTTTTTAGACGAATATAAGGACGCCTCGGAGGCATTACAAGCTGGAGACAATGAAGCAGTACGTCAAGTATTGAACTTCAACCATAAACAGTACCAGCCTGACGGCATTGTTGATGCCAAAACTCTTTTAGAGCTAGTAACTACACCTTCACCACCATCTGACCATGACTACCCATTTAAAGGACTCAATAAGTTATTACACGGGATCAGATATGGAGAGCTTGTCACGCTTACTGCAGGCTCTGGCGTGGGGAAAAGTTCCATTCTCAGAGAGATATGTGCTTACCTTCTCAGCAAGGGAGAGCGGTGCGGTTATCTGGCGCTTGAGGAATCAAATCGACGAACCGCACTGGGACTCATGTCCGTCGCCGCTAGAAAATCTCTACACCTCGGTGAACAACAACGAGGCGAGCTAACAGAGATCTTTGACCAGACAATTGCTAACTGGAACCTTCATTTGTTTGATGGTTTCGGTAGCTACGACCCTGATCATATCTACAACCGCATTGAATACATGGCGGCTGGACTAGATACAAAGGTCATCTTCCTTGATCACCTATCCATTCTTTTGTCTGGATTAGAAGGAGACGAGCGGCGGATGATAGATAACACTATGACCCGGCTTCGCTCACTTGTGGAGCGCACTGGCATCACCTTGTTTCTTGTATGTCACACAACAACACCACCTAATGGACAATCACATGAAGAAGGAGGCAGGGTACAGCTCCGAAGCCTGCGCGGAAGTAGGAGCATTGGTCAACTTAGCGACGCAGTTATTGCACTCGAGCGAGATCAACAGAGCGGATCTGAACGAAATGCTACGACAGTGCGAGTCCTTAAAAATCGCTATTCAGGCGAAGTTGGTGAAGCTTGCCAACTGAATTACGACCTTGATACTTGTAAATTTAATGAAACAGCAGCAACCGCAGAGTTTGACGCAACGTCAGATTTCTAAACCTAACCCACCTACATCTGAAGCAATTAAAAAAGCACAGTTCGTAGATAAAACATACCAATGGACTAATGCTCGTATTCGATCTGGAGACTGACGGTCTACTTGATGATGTTACCAAAATCCACTGCCTTGTTATTTATGACAGCGAGGCTGATACAACTTGCATCTACAACGATCAAGGTAATCAAGAACCAATTGTCCGTGGAGTACAACGACTAGAAGATGCAGATGTTTTGGTCGGTCACAACATCATTGGCTTTGACTTACCTGTACTCCAAAAGATTTACCTATGGTTTGATCCGCAAGCTTTTGTGTTGGACACACTGCTTCTTTCTAGGCTCTATCACACTGATAGGGCAGAGACAGATAAGCAGCTAGATATTTCACGTATGCCATTACAGCTACGTGGACGCCATTCATTGGAGTCATACGGCTACAGACTAGGTGAATACAAAGGTGAGTTTGGAAAAACTACCGACTGGCAGGAATGGTCTCCAGAAATGGAAACCTACTGCGCCCAAGATGTACTAGTAACCACCAAATTATGCGACCACTTCCACCAATACCTGAGTGGGTCAAGCTAGAGCACGACGTTGCTCGACTATTAACTAAACAAGAACTACATGGATGGTATTTTGATGAACGCGCTGCATGGGAACTTGCATCGTCTCTCAGAAAACAACTTGAAGAAACTCACAAACTATTACTTAACAGGTATCCTTACGTTGCCGGACCAGTATTTACTCCTAAGCGAGATAATCGGACCACAGGCTATGTCAAAGACGCTCCGTTTACCCGTTTAAAAGACACAAACATTACCTCACGAGATCATATTTCATGGATATTGCAGACGTATCATGGTTGGAAGCCGACCCAGATGACAGCTACTGGGAAGCCGATTATCGACGAGGTTGTACTGAAGGAGATGGCTGCCTCAGGTGGGCCATCAGTTGCTTTGGAGTTTCTGAAATGTCTCGATATTACGAAGAGCTTGGGGATGATCTCCGAAGGCACCAACGCATGGCTCAAGCTATGTACGACTGCTAAACGTATACATCACCATTGCTCAGTTGCAACAGTTACGCACAGATGTGCGCACCGAAATCCCAACCTTGGACAGACAAAAAGTGACCCAGAATTCAGAAAACTATTCCAAGCTACACCCGGTCAAGTCATGGTCGGAGCTGATCTTGCTGGGATTGAACTTAGGCTGCTCGGCCACTACCTTGCTCGTCATGACGGTGGCAGGTATGCGGATATCCTCCTCAATGGAGACATTCACCAAGTTAATGCCGACGCCCTCAAAGTTACTCGAAAGCAAGTTAAAACCATCAGCTATTGCTTCACCTATGGCGGGGGAAATGTCAAGCTTGGACATACCTTTGATCCCCAACTAAGCGAAGAAAAAGCTAAAGCTAAAGGTGCTCAGATTAGGAAACAGTTTGTAGCAGCAATTCCCGGTCTTGATAAATTACTAGCAGGCATTAAGGAAGCTAGTAAAAGAGGCTATATCAAATCAATAGACGGGCGTCGCATCAAAGTTGACAGTCCACACAAGGCATTAAATATGCTTTTGCAATCATCAGCCGCAGTAATTGCGAAGCGCTGGATGGTAATTACAAACGACACTATTAAACAAACAGGGCTGTGTGCATCACAGCTCGCATTTATACATGACGAACTCCAATACGAATGTTCCGCTGAACACGCAGCTGACCTTTCAACATCCTTGGTATTTAGCAGCCTCGCAGCTGGAGAATATTACAAGCTCAGAATTCCAATCGAAGCAGAAGCAGTTATCGGCCAAACGTGGGCTGACACACACTAGTACTTTTGACTCTAGTAGATGTGGTGACATTATGGAATTAACCGTATGTCGTGATGCCTTATTACGTGGTGCAGATGTATTTAGAAATGTCTCCTGTGTAGGCAAGGCCGATCTTGTTTTTGTGAAAGAAGGTGATGTTCTAAAGGTTGATGTGAAGACTCTTTACTTCGATCCGCGTATCAATACGTATACCTCTAATTCTGAAAAACCGTTGCCAGGTATCTACCACGTTTTAATTGACAATGAGAACTGGAAACCTCGTTGGAATAAACGCCATGTACCACCAGGCTGGGAGAACTTTTGGGAATGAAACTACTTATTGATGCAGACTTTATAGTCTATAAATCTTGTGCAGGTGCCGAAGATGAAATTGATTGGGGTGATGACGTAATCACAGTAATCAGTAAGTTTTCAGAAGCCTACAAAAACGTCGTCCGTGATCTTACAAAGATTAAGGCCGAGTTTATGTGGGATGTACCTGAAATGATTTTGTTCTTCAGTGACTCTAAGAATTTTAGGAAGAAAATTTATCCTGATTACAAGGGTCATCGAAATCGTAAAAAGCCATGTGGTTACCGCCGTGTCATCACTGAACTAGGTAAAACTTACGAGGTGATTAGGTTGCCTGAGCTTGAAGCTGATGATGCCATGGGTATCTATGCAACAGCACATGAAGGCAATGTCATTTGCTCACCGGACAAAGATATGCGTCAGATACCTGGCAAGTTATTTGACATGAAAGAGTTGACCACGATTGACCCTGTAGAGGGTGCTAAGTGGCATCTTATTCAGACATTGGCAGGTGACCAAACTGACGGCTACTCCGGCGTACCTGGAATTGGAATCAAACGAGCTGTTGCTTTGTTTGAAGAGGATGGTTACACATGGCAGACCGTAGTCAAAGCTTTCAAAGCTAAAGACTTAACAGAAGAAGATGCGCTTATAAATGCACGACTAGCAAAGATCCTTACCTGTAACGACTATGACCCAATCGAACATACCGTCATTCCTTGGACCCCCGCCCCCGATTATCGAGCTGACAGTTGAGCAGTCATTCAAGATCAGAAGACTTGAAGACTTGCTTCCTAAAGCTGATAAGGAAGACATCATCACATTGTTCATGGCGTTACAACGTCAAAACTTTGCCTTAGCTAACACCGTATCCAACCTAGTAAAACAATGGCCCACTCACCTGAACACTACGGACACAATTGGAATGTAGGAGACTTCATCCATGATCAAGGTCTGAACTTTTTCTTAGGTTCTGCTATTAAATACATTTGCCGTTGTGAATACAAAGGCGACAAACGAAAAGACTTAACCAAAGCAATCCACTACATACAACATGAACTCGACAAAACCCAATCGGATTGGGATGACACTATTAGATCAAGCGGAGGAATTCCGCGTTGCTTACAATCTTACGACGAATGGGAATCAGAGGCAGACTCAAAAGGCTTTGATTGATGAAGAGTGGAGTGAGTTCCACGAAGCATTTTATTTTGAAGATGAGTGTGACCAACTTAAGGAGTTAGCTGACCTTGTATATGTTTGCTTTCAAATGGCTGCTTCCCAAGACTGGGATCTAGACGAAGCCATGCGAAGAGTACATAGATCAAATATGTCAAAGCTAGGGGAAGACGGTAAGCCTATCTATAGAGGAGACGGCAAAGTTCTTAAAGGACCAAATTATGCACCACCAAACCTTAAAGATTTAACAGACAAATGACTAATTTAATCTCCCGCACAGGCCGGGTACAATCTTGGATTGATGATCCAACAGGACGACTTCCTGTCAGCTGCACAGTATTTGTAGTTGAAAATGAGATGGAAGGACCGAATGGTATCGAAGCTAGCTGGAGGTTTGCTAGTCATGCCCTTAGGTATGGCGCAGGTTGTGCTATCCATCTAGATAATCTTGATCCAAAAGGACATCAACGACCTTCAGGTGTTACTGCATCTGGTCCTGTAAGTTTCGGTAAAATTTATAGCACCTTAAATGAAATACTACGCAGAGGTGGTGTCTACAAAAACGGTGCGATTGTTTTACATATTTCGCTCAATCACCCTGATGCTCTTGACTTTATTACTACTCCTAGATCGGAACTACCTTGGGTCAAACGATGCATCAACATCACTGAAGAGTGGTGGCAGGATTGTACGTTCAAGGAAGAGCTACTACACGGAATCAAGTCCGGTGACATCTGGTTAAACAAAGTTAAGTATGACAATGAAGGAAACAGGATCAGAGGCAACGTTTGTCTTGAGGTGTACTTGCCAAGCCGAGGCACCTGTCTTTTGCAGCACATCAATCTCGGTGCCTGTGAATTTGACGACATTCCACGAGCTTTCTTTGAAGGGATGCAGGAACTGTGTGCCTTACATGGCAGAACTGGTGTTGGCGATTCAGGAGAATATCTCCCCAGTGAAACTGATCGACAGGTCGGCCTCGGAATGTTGGGACTTGCCAACCTCTTACGAAGGTACGGAGTAACTTACGAGCAATTCGGTGAAGCGCTTGATCAATATAATCGCTTCAGAAGTAAACCATTTCACTCAGCTGCTTATGAACTTGTCTCTCAAATTGCTTCAGGAATTAACCAAGCAGCCGCAGTCGCTCGCAACGCTAATATGGTTCGAGCCTTTGCTATCGCTCCAACCGCCAGTTGCAGTTATCGAAGCTTGGATCTGGATGGCAATACTTGCACACCAGAAATCGCTCCACCTATCTCGCAGACAGTTGATCGCGACTCAGGTACTTTCGGAGTACAAACTTATAACTACGGTGATGTAGAGATTGCATCAGAAGTAGGTTGGAATAATTATAAACGAGTTGCAGACGGCATCATGACGATGCTTGATCGCACAGGACTTCTTCATGGTTATAGCTTCAACTCTTGGAGTGATGTAGTGACCTACGACAATGCGTTCGTGGAAGAGTGGCTTAGGTCTCCGCAAACCTCTCTCTATTACTCATTACAGGTAATGGGAGACACTCAAGATAAGACTGATGCATATGCTGCAATAGATGCAGAAGATGTGGATAAGTATCTAGAGGAACTTTTTAACAATGAAGAACTTACATGTGATTGTCAAGAATGAACCCTTACGAGAAGCTACAAAACAGAAAAAGAAAATGGACACCAGTTCAGACCACTGCCGGATCATGCAAGGCAGGGGCGGAAGAAGCGGTACACCGTGCTCTTGCGTTGCGACACATGGAACTACCTGTGGGAGATTTTATCCGTGATGCATTGGCAACCGACGTACCAGCACTATCGCGGGAGCTATTGGAATCCAATGTCAAAGACGAAGAAAACCACGACTTGGCACTTGGTTACATTGCCAATGCTTACGGTGTTAATCAAAAAGCTGAGGCTGAAGCGTTACGGTTACGTGATGCTTGGACAGCGCATCCGGATCACACGATCCTCAAAGCGATGGTTGCCGAACGTGCAATTTTCTTCGTTCTTCTACCATTCTTTCGCGCTAATGGTGACGCTGGAATGCGGACAGTAAGTGCGGACATAAGTAGAGATTGAAGCGTTGGTTTCTACTATAAAAAACTAGGTGAATTGCTGGAACTCCTCCTTCTATGGACAATCAGCAGCCAAGCCAGTCTACAAGCTGGAAGGTTCAACGACTAACTCCCGAGTGGCAACACAGTAATGGAGACACGAGTGCCTAGCACCTTTTTTGGTGAAGATATAGTCTGACCTGCATCAATGGTAAAGATGTAGAAGTAAAGGATAAAGAGCCTTTACGATAACACTTGGAACAAATTCACGTTGCTGCCAATAGCATTGTTTGTCGGGAGCTGGGGCTTACTGTCAGTCCTTCTCTTGATAAACTCCGCAAGGCAACTATCAATTGGGTAATGCAACCACTAGGTAGCAATGCCGATAAATATTTAGACAGAAAATTTTGGCTGGATTCAAGCGACCGATTGATGTATGAAGGCAAAGCTCCTGAGCTTTCTTTCACCAAGGCTGGCCGTGTTCCGGCGTTCTTTGAACATAGTAATGTCAATTTACCCCAATACGCTTGAGCCTATTTACGGTCCAGAGCTAAGCACCATCCTTAAAGAGATGGAACAAATCTTTCCACCCGTTACTCCTACACCAGACTGGACCGCAAGTCAGATCATGTATAGATCTGGACAACGTGCAGTTGTGGAGTGGTTAATCCAAAGGATAGAAAACTAATGTGCCTTAACAACCAACAACCTAGTGCTCCGCAGATCAAACAGATGGCACCACCGCCACCGGTCAAGCCTCTACAAATTGCACAACGATCAACGCTACCAACTAAACAAGTATCAGTAGAAGAGTCCAAACCTGTAGCGTTTGGAGCTAAGTCAAAACGTGATGCTTCCAAACCTGTTAAACGTGACGCAGCTTCATTGCTTGTACCTATGTCGGATACAGGTAACACTGCAGGCGGTATCAACGCATGACTACTGCTCGCGAACAATACAGCAAACTAAGTAGTGACAGACATCAGTTCCTTGATTCAGCTATTGAATGTTCGGAGCTGACGTTACCTTATTTAATTAGACAAGACAACGAAGGTCATAATCACAAACGCCTGCAGACACCGTGGCAATCAGTTGGTAGTAAAGCTGTTGTAACTTTAGCTGCCAAGCTAATGCTTGCTCTGCTGCCTCCACAAACTACGTTTTTTAAACTACAAGTTAAAGAAGATAAGCTGGGAGAAGACATCACAGCTGAGATAAAAAGTGAGCTAGACCTTTCTTTTTCAAAGATGGAACGCACCATCATGGAAGCTATTGCAGCTACCAATGATCGGGTTGTCGTTCACCAAGCATTGAAGCATCTGATTGTAGGTGGCAATGCGTTGATCTTTATGGGTAAGGAAGGGCTTAAGCATTATCCACTTAATCGCTACGTTGTAAGTCGTGATGGTAACGGTAACGTTATAGAGATCGTCACCAAAGAAAGCATTGACAAAAAAATGTTGGAGAATGAGATCAAAGAATCTCACCCTAACAATGTTTCTGAAGACGGGTCAGGTCACGACGATGAGGTAGACATTTACACCCACGTCAAGTATGACAACGGTCGTTGGCATTGGCATCAAGAATGCTACGACAAAGTGATGGCAGGAACGAAAAGTTCTGCTCCTAAAAATGCAACACCTTGGCTTTGCCTTCGCTTTAATACAGTCGATGGTGAAGACTACGGTCGCGGCAGGGTTGAAGAATTTCTAGGAGACCTACGGTCGCTAGAAGCATTAAGTCAAGCACTAGTTGAAGGCTCTGCAGCAGCTGCAAAGATTGTCTTCCTTGTCAGCCCTTCGTCTACAACTAAACCCCAGACACTTGCTAACGCTGGTAATGGTGCAATCGTACAAGGCAGGCCAGATGATGTCAGTGTTATCACTACTGGTGGTAAGACAGCTGACTTCGCTACAGCCGCAAATCTTGCTCAACAATTAGAGCGAAGAATTGGAGAGGCATTCTTACAGCTAAACATCCGTCAGTCTGAGCGCACAACTGCGGAAGAGGTACGCCTCACCCAACTTGAATTGGAACAGCAACTTGGAGGATTATTCAGCCTCCTAACTGTTGAGTTCCTTGTGCCCTATCTGAATAGGACCATGATGGTCTTGCAGCGTAATGGTCAACTACCTAAGATCCCTAAGGATTATGTTAGTCCTACTATTGTTGCAGGTGTTAACGCCTTAGGTCGTGGCCAAGATCGTGAAAGTCTTACCACATTTATTACTACAATTGCTCAGACATTAGGTCCAGAAGCGTTGATGAAATACATCGAACCATCTGAAGCAATCAAACGACTAGCTGCAGCACAAGGTATTGACTATCTAAACCTTGTAAAGCCAGAAGAAAAGATCCAGCAGGAAGCGCAGATGCAGCAACAGATGGCGCAGCAACAATCTCTTGTGGATCAAGCTGGTCAACTGGCAAGCGCACCAATGATGGACCCTTCAAAACAACCAACAGAACAACCTCAATTAGAAAATGGCTGAAACTCTTACATACGATTCCACCCCAGCTGATGCTCCTGAACTAAATGCAGACGAACAGGACTCGTTAGCTGTCGGTGAAGAGATGCAGACTGCCCAGGATGATCTCCTGGCTGGCAAATATAAAAATGCACAAGAGCTTGAAAGTGCATACATGGAGCTGCAAAAGAAACTTGGTGAGCGTTCAGATGAACCTGAAGAAATTCAAGTTGTAGACGAGAAGCCAGAAACACCTGAATCAGTATCTTTCCTCAACGATGCTTCTTCTGAATATGCTGAGAATGGTGAACTGTCAAAAGAAACAATGAGCAAGCTTGCTGATATGTCTAGCGAAGAGCTAGTGCAAGCTTATATTGAATCTCAAGCTAATCAAGAAACTGCTGCAGTCAGCTTGTCTGACAAGCAAGTCAACTCTATTAAAGAACGTGTTGGCGGTGAAGAGCAGTACAACACTATTGTTAATTGGGCTGGTCAAAACCTTGATCAAGAATCTATTGATGGTTTTGATTCATTGATTGAAACCGGTAATGTCAAAGCCATTGAGATGGCTGTAGCAGGACTGAAGTCAATGTACGAAGCACAGAACGGTAGTGAAGGCCGACTCATTACAGGCAAGTCACCTTCCACTGTTGGCGATTCATTTAAAAGCCAAGCTGAAGTTGTAGCAGCAATGAGTGATCCTCGGTATGACCGTGATCCTGCATACAGAAATAACATCATTGAAAAACTAGACCGATCCGACAATTTCTTTTAAATCATATGAAAACTAAAGGCAAGGGTTCTTGCGGAGGCAAGAAAGGTGGCAAAGGGTACAAATAAAAAACTAAAGATTTCTCAGTCATTCGATGTCAATAGTCCTTACATGCCTGGCGGGCAGGATTACAAAGGTATTCCTAATGCCTCACCAGAAATGTTGAGGAGACTACAAAAGAAAAAGATTAAGAATCCAGGTGGGCAATCGTTGCCACCAGTAAGGAAAGCTAAAGCAAAAACTAAAAGGAAAAAAAGTTATGGTTAATAAAAAGAAACCTACTACTAAAAAGATTAAAGGCGCTGATGGTAAGGCGTGCTGGAAAGGTTACTCATATGCAGGAACTAAAAACGGCAAAGACAAATGTGTCAAAACTAAAAAGTAATACGTGCCCCCTCAGAGGCACATAATATCTGATTTTTCCTTGTTAACTTCCAAGGAACGGTTACGGACCTGGGACTGGAAAAACCTGGGGCTACCACAATTAAAATAAGTACTTAACTCCATGCCTACACCTAAGAAAAAAACAACAAAAAAACCAAGAGATGTTGCAGGTGTAAGAGCTGCACAAAATGCAGCTTATACCAAGCTTCTTAAAAAGAAAAAAAAGTAAGCACACGTCCGTTCATCCTTCGGGACGCATGACACCATAAGCATGGAACGGGGCTTGTGGAACTTCTTAGGAGGTTACTGTGCAGAGCAAGACTTATTGCTATCGCGGTGTTAAGTACACCAAGTGAGATAGATCTTACAGGGGGGTGCAATTCCCCTCATCACTTTTGGCTTTGGCCCGGTAAGCCGGATACCCTTAGCCGTCTAGACGGTGGGATAGACCACAATACAAATTAAATAGTACTCAAAGATCTTTGAGAGTCGTACATAATTACTTCTCTTTTTTATAATGGCACATCAGTCTTCAGACCTGACAACCAATCTGGTTAATCTAGGTCAATCTAATCTTTCCGGTGATAAGCGAGCTTTGTATCTCAAGCTTTTCAGTGGTGAGATGTTCAAAGGCTTCCAGCACAATGCAATCGCTCGCGATCTTGTGATGAAGCGTACACTTAAGAACGGCAAATCTTTACAATTTATTTACACTGGGCGCACCACGGCGGAATATCATACGCCGGGAAATGCGATTTTGGGAAACAGCGACGGCGCTCCCCCAGTGGCAGAGAAGACCGTCACGGTCGATGATTTGCTGATCAGTTCAGCTTTCGTTTACGACCTGGACGAAACACTTAGTCACTACGATTTGAGGTCGGAGATATCTCGTAAAATCGGCTACGCCTTGGCAGAAAAATATGACCGCTTGATCTTCCGTGCAATTGCTCGTGGTGCTCGTGCAGCATCCCCAGTAAGCGCTACTAACTTCGTAGAGCCCGGTGGTACACAGATCCGTGTTGGTTCTTCTACCAACGAATCTGATGCTTTCTCCTCTACCGCATTGGTTGCTGCCTTCTATGACGCAGCCGCTGCAATGGACGAGAAAGGAATTAGTTCAGACGGACGTTGCGCCGTATTGAACCCAAGACAATTTTATGAATTGATCCAAGCTGTTGGTTCTAATGGTCTTGTGAACCGTGACGCTCAGGGCTCTGCTCTGCAAGGCGGCAACGGCATCATTGAGATCGCTGGTATCCACATCTACAAGTCAATGAACATCCCGTTCCTTGGCAAGTACGGCACCAAGTTTGCCGGTACGACTGGTCAGACTTCTCCTGGTAATACCGGTGACTTCATTGGTCCTGACCTGGAAGATGCTTCTGCAGCTACTACTGGTATCAACAATGACTACGGCACAGCCTCCGAATTCGGTGCAGTGTCTGCTGGTCTTATTTTTCAAAAGGAAGCAGCCGCTTGTGTCGAAGCAATCGGTCCTCAAGTCCAAGTGACTTCTGGTGACGTTTCTGTCATCTATCAGGGTAAATAACATTGCCCCTCTAATTGGTAACAGTTAGATAAACATCGGATGAATTCAGGGAAACCTAAGGCGAAAGCTATGGCAATCCTGAGCTAAGCCTCTCAAGCGTGAGAGGAAAGTGCATCGACTAGATGGTGTGGCACGCTTGCCACGTAATACATCAATAGCGTCCGACACCCTACTGGGTGAAGATATAGTCAGTGCCATCAGAAATGATGGAATACCACGGATGTAATCCTTGGCCGCTTGGCCATGGGTGCAGATTACCTGAACCCCGCTGCAGCCGTTGAGCTGTATGTGGGTTCTACAGCTCCTTCTGCATTCTGATTTAAATACTTTATTGGGGTCTCTTCGGAGGCCCTTTTTTTTAACTATATGTCCTCAACTATTGGCACCGATACCGAACTATCCGCAGTGAACTCAATCTTGGGGAGCATCGGTCAATCGCCTGTTACCCAACTGAATACAGAAAACCCAGAGATTTCTTTCATCTATAACATCTTCAAAGAAGCACTAGTGGATGTACAGAATGAAGGCTGGGTCTTTAATCGTGAAGATGGTGTACCACTTACACCAGATCAAAATGGCTACATCTTTGTACCTGTAGATGTACTACGTCTTGACATCAGCAAAGGTCAAAGTGATCGGAGCACTAATGTAGTTAAACGCAAAGGTCGTTTATATGACAAGGTAAAGCATACAGATGTATTTGCTAATCCTGTAACAGTAGACATTGTACGTATCTATGACTACGAAGATCTGCCTTCAGTATTTCAAAGGTATATCTCTTACAGAGCTTCTACCCGTGCTGCAACCCAGCTGGTAGCTAACCCGCAACTTGTACAACTGCTAGGCCAGCAGGAGGCTATTGCTCGTGCAGCCTGTATGGAATACGAATGTAATCAAGGTGACCATAACTTTATGGGATTCCCAGACAACAGTAATTATCAAACATATCAACCATATTCTGTACTGAGGCGCTGATGGCAACAATTACCCAAACGATTCCGACTTATGTCTTAGGTATTTCAGAACAACCTGATGATAAGAAGTTGCCAGGTCAGGTAAGGAAGGCTGTAAATGTAGTGCCTGATGTCACAGAAGGTTTGATGAAGAGACCTGGAAGTAAGTTTGTCAATACACTGAGCGGTGTCCAAACAAATGGATGTTGGTTCAACTACTACCGTGATGAGAACGAAGGTTCTTATATAGGTCAAGTAGCACGGAATGGTGTTGTCCGTGTATGGCGTTGTAGTGACGGTGCAGCTATGACAATCAATAACAGCAACTCACCAAACACTTACTTGGCACATAGTGCTGATGGTGATGTACAAGCTCTGACAATTAATGATAGTACTTTTTTAGTTAACAGAACTAAGACTGTAAACATGACAAGTGCTGTAGCTGCGTCTAAGCCAGACACACATTCTGTATATGTAGAGCTAAAGCAAATTGTACCTAGACGTCAGTATGCACTAAACATCTTTAGTAATACAACTACTGTGGCTGAAAAGTCTGCCGTTACAGTAACTGTAGACATGCCTTTTAATAACAATATCAGTGGTGAAGATAATGCAAAATATTCAGGTTCAAAAGTACAAGTAGATAGCGCAACTGGTATTGCCGTACGGGTGACTATTACCGGACAGCCTTTTGTTGAAGGCTATGATAACAGCCCGCCTAATGCTCGTTATGACTCAATGTATACGGCAAGAGTCGATCTGCTACATGGAGGTTCTTACTCAGGAACCTTGCCTAGCTTTACTGTAAATGTCGAAGGTATTAATCATACCGTCACAGTAACCAAAGAAGTATCTGCATCATATAAAGGTAACTTAAATAGAGTCCGACCTGTTCCAGTTGATCTTGAAGCAGAAGCAGGTACTTCAGTAGCTAGTCTACTTAGTTCAATTAAAGAACAGATTACTGGTGTGACTGCAACTGTCATTGGTAGTGGTTTGTACCTTACACACACTTCTGCATTTAATGTAGAAGCTTTGGAAAGTGATCTATTTAATATCGTCACTGATAACGTCAATGATGTAACAAGCCTGCCAAAGCAATGCAAAAATGGATACATTGTAAAAGTAACAAACTCAGCGCAACTTGTTGAAGATGATTACTATCTTAAATTTGAAGGAGACAATAATCAAGATGGTTCTGGTTACTGGTCAGAATGTGCTGGGCCTGGTGTAACTACAACTATTGACCCTGCAACGATGCCTTATATCTTGCAACGTACAAATGCCAGCACCATGACTCTTGGGCAGTACAGCTGGTCACAACGTGAGGTAGGGGATAATCTAACTAATAAGCTGCCAACATTTATTACCAAAAAAATTAACAAGGTTTTGTTTCACAGAAATCGCCTTGTGATGTTGAGTGGCTCAAATATTATTCTTAGTCAGCCTGGCGATCTAGGTAACTTTTGGAATAAGACAGCTCTCACCTTTAGTGGTGTAGATAGGATTGATATTTCTTGTAGTTCCTCTAGCCCTAACCAGTTGGTTGACGGCATTGAAATGAATACAGGTCTCGTCTTATTTAGCGGTAATGCACAGTACTTATTTTCAACTGATAGTGACGCACTGAATCCTGAAACAGCAAAAGTATATTCACTAGCAACGTATAATTACAACGTTGATGTAGCACCAATCTCATTGGGCACCTCAATTGCTTTTATTGATAATGCTGGTAAATACAGCAGATTCTTTGAGATGGTCAACATCGGACGGGAAGGCGAGCCTGATGTCATTGAAAACAGTAAGGTTGTTTCAAGGCTGCTTGGTACTGGACTTAATCTAATTGCAAACTCTAGAGAGAATTCATTTATACTTATGAGTTCTTCAGGTAGTCAAGATGTAATTGGATATCGCTATTACAACCAAGGCGATAAAAGAGTACAGACTGCGTGGTTTAGCTGGCGTCTACGTCGCCCTATTAAATACCACTACATCATTGATGATGACTACTTCGTTATTCATGATGATAGTACACTTACTAGGATGTCTTTAAAGACAGCTACATCTACACCAACAATTTTTGATAACGAAGATGAGTTTGATATTCATCTAGATCACTTTACTACTGTAGCTACTGGGTCAATGACCTATAACACTACTACACGTAAGACAACGTTTGCTTTACCTGCAGCGTTTAATACAAGTGGTTCTGTAGCAGCTATCGTCACTAACAATAGTGATGACAAAGGACGTTATCAAATCGTTGAAGGTATGGAGCAGTCTTTTGAATCATTGGTTGGAGAGTATTCGGAGATTGATGTCAACGATAGTATCAATGCTGAATTCATTGATTTGAATACTGCTGATCTAGAAGGTTCAACAGTCTATGACCTCGAGTCTGGCACTACTCATCTCAACTCATTAGCAGGCAGTTCAACTGAGTACGACTCAGGTGGGCAGACGGTATCACTAACTGGCGATTGGACAAACAACCCAATCACGATTGGATACCTGTTTGAGATGAGTGTGGAGTTGCCTACTATCTATGCAACGAAGACTCAAAGCAACCGTGTTGTAGCTGATACATCTTCCTCTTTGATTATACAAAGACTTAAATTTAACTTCGGAAACATTGGTGAGTTTTGGACGACTCTTAAACGTAACGGTAAGCCTGACTATGTAGATAAGCACGAATCCTCAATGCTTAATTCCTACTCTTCTAATACAGCACCTTACGAAAGTGAAAGTTTACGGACTGTGCCGGTGTACGAACGTAATACCAATGTAAATGTCATCCTTAAATCCACCCATCCATCACCAGCCACCTTGCAATCAATGGCTTGGGAAGGAGAATACAATTCCAGATTTTATAAGAGGGTCTAAATACATACATCCAATCACTCAAGAGGCTGCTTTAGAGGTGGCCTCTAATCTACGTTCAGATGACCGTAGAGAGATAGAAGAAGGGTATGGGTTAGATCCTATGGTTGCAATACCAGAAGGGGCTTCTAGCGGCTTCTGCATACATTTCACAGTCCCTGACGGCAGGATTGCCGGACTAGCGGGGGTGGGTGATAACGGAGCTGTATGGATGCTCTGCACACCAGCAATCCATGACTATCCAGTCTTATTTACAAGGCAAGCTAAAAAGTTTATTGACAGTAGGACAGAAGATGTTCTGTGGAACTATGTAGATAAACGTAATACTGCACACATAAGACTACTTAAATTTTTAGGGTTTGACTTCCACGAAGAGCTGGAGTTTGGACCTAACAACTTACCCTTTATTTATTTTACTAGATGGATCCATTAACTATTGGCACTATGGGGATGGGCCTATTTAAAGCAGGTATGAACCTGTTTGATAATAGCGCAGCTAATGCAGCTCATGAGCAGAACAAGGCCAGAGTTGGTCAAATCAATAGAGCAAATCAAGCCACACACTTCAATAACTTATCGATTAGAGCGAGGGCTTTAAATAAGCAGTCAACGGCTAAAGAACAAATCTATAATATTGATAATGCAGCTATGCAGCGTAAAGCTAGCAGGAATCTAGCTTTCAATCGTGCTACACAAGATTCATTGCAAGCCAATCAAAGTGATGTAATTAAATTATTTAGAAGTATGTCCGGTCCTAGGTCTGGTCAAATGAATTTAGATTCCTCTTTGCTAGCTGAAATGGGTAGAGCTGGGTCAGATCGTAGAAATAAACTTATGAGAAGCCAAGATGACCTGCTAACCAGTGGCTATATGGATAACTTTCAAGCGCAAAATCAGCGTAGTCAGGTTAAAAACTCTATTAGTACTCAACCGATTTATCAGCAGTATACACAAAATTACTCGCCAGTTAAATCTGGTTCAAATATGACTAATAAACTTTTAGGCCTTGCAGGTGATTTAGGTACTACAGCTATGGATAGTTTAAAAATGCACAATAGTCTCAAGCCACCTGAAATTGGCGACACACCGCTTGATCCGACATTTGCTTACTGGGGTCAATAATGACAAACTCTTACCAGCCTTTAAAGGCTAAAGATTATAACGAAGGTTTTGATGAAAACCAAAAACTTCAACAGGAATCGCTAAGGAATTTTTTTAGTAATACAGAGAAGGATGATCAAGCTAACTTAGCTAACTTCCGATCTGCTACAGCACAATCAAAAGAAACTATTGATTCCTTATCTAAGTTTAGTTCTACTTTGATGGGTTATCTCACCGAAGAGAGGCAAAAGCAAAATCAAAAGGAAATGAATCAAGGCTTGATGGATTCATTCTATGGAGGCCCTAACCAAGAGCAACTTGACCAAGTTGAATCTGAAGAAGCGGCAATGGTTGATCAAAGTTCTCAAGCAAATAAAGTCGCTGAAAAAATTGACTCTGAAACAGGACATACACTTATAGGTCAGAAAGTACGAGATGTAAGTCCTTGGAGAAAGTACGGACAATATGTGGGTGATGTGCAAAAAACAATGTCGATGCTTCCAATGCTTAGAAAACAAGCAGAAGAAGACATGGTTGTAGCCGTTGATGGCGTTAATTTAACTTACGATGGTCTTAAAACTGCTGAAGAGTACCAAGCATGGCAGGACAGATTTACTGAAAAAGTTTTAGGTCTATTCCCTGGTATTAATCCAGCACTTGCTCAGAAATACATCTTTAAAGATTTAAGGGAATCGCTAGAGACTTCAGCGATTGGCTGGGCCACTAATCGAAAAAGAATTGAAGCTCAAGAGCGTATTGAAGCTTCTAAAGACCGGATAGCTTCAGCCAGAACTAGTGCTGATTTTGGTGCTGTTTGGCTAACTGAAGTTCAATCAGGAAACCTTACTAGAACACAAGCTTCACAACTACTTAAAGATCTAGTCAATGACAAAGTTATTACACAACAGCAAGTTGCTGTTCTTAGGAATCACGAGTTTGACCACCGTGGTATGGGCCGGACTACTGTCGGGAAAGCATTCGAGCGGGACTTCGCAGCTTTAGATCAGGACTTTATCGACATCCAACGACAAGATTTAAACAACCGAAGGTTACAACAAGATCTTGTCATGGATGATTTCGATAATCAATTTGAAGGGATACGGAGATCTCGCGGGCCCAACAATCCATTTAATGAAGCAGAGATCGAGTCTTTTAAGCAAAACCTAATTGACCAAGATATACCTAGGTCAAGAGTAGATGCTTATTTTAAGGACTACGAAACACAAGAAGACAGCAATGACGAGGATGCAAAAGAATACTTAGATAGATTGCGTTCTCCAAATGGCAGAGGTTATCTTGTACCTAATGATCTCAAAAACTTTTCTACTAATATTCAAAACCAGTATAGTAACTATGTCGCTAGTGACGCTGAACTAGCCGAAAACCATTCTCAACTCTTTAAGGAAGCTGACGAAATTATCGCTGGCAAAGTTTTAGACCAGTATGCATTGGATGAAGGGGAGGTGCCTAAAGGATCTAGAGGTGATGCAGCGGAACGCAAGCAACGGGCTCAGGCTAGTTATAGAACAAGATTTCAGCAATATCTTCGTAGTGGTAAATATTCTGTACAAGACGCTCACGTCAAAGCTCTACAAGATATTAAAGATAACATTGAGGTTGGTACATTTACTGTCCAACAAACCGTCACCGCTGACAACTATAAACAACAAACCTTAGACAAAGCACGTCTCCTTTTACAGGCTAATGAAGATGCTTATCAAACTCAAGTCCTTCCAGGTACTGATTTTTATCTAATCGAACTTCAAAACTACCGTGCAACTGGTCGTGGCGGAATCCCACAGTTTTATTATGAGTTAGCACGTAACCAAGGTGTCACAGCCTGGGACATTGCTAATGGTCAGCTAATTGCTAGTGGTGGTAAAGGTTTAGCTAAACCTGAAGCTGAGTTAAAAGCAGACTTACAGGATCCTGATGTCAGGAGACTGCAGAACTACCGCTCCACTGTTTCTAGGACATTTAGAAGTGGAGTTATGACTGGAGACAGTAAAATGTTTTTGGATGCAGTTGCCTCTGTTGAGTCTAAATCATATGGAGAATATGATGCATACAATTTAGCTGGATCTAATAATGGTTATAGTGCTAGTGGTTCTGGCAATAGTGCCGAAGATAATAGGTTTGGCGCTCCATTATCTGATATCAGTGTAGGTCGTATTTTAGATCTACATAGCTCTGGGCAATTACACGCTGTTGGTAGGTATCAATTTATTGCTCCTACATTTAGTGAAGTATTCAGCTTGCTTCATAGGCAAGGGCTGATTGATGAGAACACTAAGTTTGATGCAAAAACACAAGATCTATTTGCAATGACAAGAGCTAGGCAGCGTATCGGTTGGCCTGGTCAGAACACCGCACAAGGTCTGATCAACGAATGGAGAGGACTTAAGTTCCTATTCCAACAAGACCCAGCTATGGCTGAACGGATGTTAGGTGTTTTAAATAACGAACCTTATATGCAACCTCAGACATTAATGCCTGGTATTACTAATTAAACAATGAGGCAATGCCAAATTATTTCGACAAAACGTTTGACTACACTGATGAATTAGAAGCAGGCAGGGTTGAATTTGAGTTGCGTCAAAAAGCTCAAAAAGAAGCCGAAGAAAAAGAAAGCCTGAAAGCACAGAAAGAGAATGAAGAAGAGGTGAGTAAAGAAGAGGCTTTAGAAAGCTTTAACTTATCCAGCTCTAGCCAAAAGCCAGTACCACAACCTGTCAGTCCTGATGCACCTCTGTATGAAGCAGAAGTAAACCAACAAACTGAGGATCCTTCTACGTTTGGTCTTGGTGAAAACATCATTGAAGCCCGCAATGCAATTGCTAAAGGCGGTTTAGATGCTATTGAAAGTACTATCACTGCACCTGAACGCCTGACTGATGCAGCTAAAGGTGAAGAGATTGGAGACCCAGACTATAAACTTGACTGGGATCCAATGCAGAATACACCTACACCGCTTGTACGTACTTGGTGGGGCGGTTTACTTGAAGATGTAAGTCATTACGGCTCTTTTGGTCTCGGCCTTATCGTCGGTACTGCAGGCAGTGCAGTTGGTTTAGGAGCTACCGGTGTAGGTATGACTTCAGCTGGAATTGCTGCTTTACTTTCTAATAAGCACGACGGACATAACTTGTCTGGTGAGATTGTAAAGAAAGTTCCGGAAATGGGTTTAGTTCTCGGTCCTTTAGCTACTAAAGATTCTGATCACCCGTTACTTAAAAAACTTAAGACCGTCACTGAAGAAATGTCTTTGGCTGGGCTGTTCGACAAGATCTTAGGAAAACTATTTGGTGCTGCTGGTGCTGATAAAGCTATTGCTAGGAATAAAAATGTAGAGCTTCAAATTATTGAAAAAGGAAAGCAAGAGTTTGATGAAGCTATTGAGATGGTTACCGTCAGAGACATTTCAAATCAACAAGGAATTGACGGAGTAGTTGGTCAAAAAGCTTTACCTTCAGCTGGGCAAACAGGCAGACCAACGGTCCTTTTCCGTGGTCACATGAACAAACCTGTCGCTGATCCTTGGCAAGGCTCACCTAATTCAACCAACACTCCTTACGACATCCACGACCAGCTAAACAAGATTGATAAAGATCCTACGGCTGCTTCTGGGAGTACTGATTCCCCACTTACACCTGCACAAGCAGAGCGGATGGCGCAAGAGAATGGGATGGCTGAAAAAGTCATGCAAGAAAAAGCCCAAGAATTAATTGGAGATGTCCGCTATCGCAATCTTGTAAATGAAGCCAAGGCTACAGGCAAAACATTCCGTGAAGTGTTTGAGCCTGCTTATGGTCGCTACATGCGAATGATGGGTAGGAACGTCAACGGTATGGAACCTGACGAGTTCTGGAAGCCAATTATGGATGAAACTTCAGCTAGGTCTGGAGGTCCAGAAAGCGTTGATTTTTGGTCACCTGAAAACGTAGTTACTGCTGACCTTGTTAATTCAGCACTCTTTAAACAGTTGCGTGACTTATCTATTGGCGTCCGTGAAATGAAGGATGTGATTGATGTATTTGATACTGACGGTCCGATGAAAACGATTGCTGACCGCCTCGTTGTTGGATTAGCAAATGTCAAAAAAGCACGTTGGATGCAAGGCAGTCAATTCAGAAAGCTACAAGGATTAAAAGGTAAAGCTAAACGCGAAGCCTATGAGGCATCTACAGCTGCTAGAGATGAGGCTTTTACCAATATTGATGAAAGCGTAAGAGATACTGTCAACATGGCAATGCAATTTATTGGCAAATCTGGTAACGAAAAGATCTTTGACGGCATTATTGAAGCTATGTCTTTAGGTAATCAGGTTGAGAACTGGACTGATCTAGATAATTTTATGCGGAAAAAACTGCATGGTTTTACTAATGAAAATATTACCTTGCGAGAACTAACAGGCGTAATGGTTAATAGCATCTTGTCAGGCATTAAGACTCCTGTACGTGCTTTATGGGGTACTGGTTCTGTTGCATTCATGCAACCTATGGGCAGAGCAATTGGAAGTGTTCCAGGTGCAATTATCAAAGGCGATGCTACTGCTCTACGCGGTCACTTAGCAGCAATGAATGCTTATGCCAACATCCTTCCTGAAGCTTTTGATGTTTTTAAAAAGCGAATGGATGCTTATTGGTCAGGTGATTTTGCCGACATGCGTACTAGATACTCTGAATCGGTTAATAACGATGAGCATTGGGCAGCTATGGACCGTTGGGTTGAAATGAATGGGACGCTTGGGGATAAAGCTTCTTTTAGTATTGCTTGGACAGCTAGAAAATTAAATGACAACCGCATGCTGTCCTATAGCCCACGACTCATGGCCAGTATTGATGACACTTATAAGGTCATTATGGCGCGAGCTAGAGCACGGGAAAAGGCCACTGTGGCAGCTTTAGAGATGAAAAAATCTGGAGATCTATTTGATGTCCAACCTAGTGACATTAAAAACTTAGAAAATAAGTTTTACAACGAGTTACTAGATGCAGAAGGTAACATCGATCTTAGTAAAGACAGCTTCCTTGAAAAAGCATTTAAAGAAGCCACGCTTACTGAAGATCTACAAGGTTTTAGTAAAGGGCTGGACAATTTGATGGGAAACTTTCCTTTGTCAAGACCTTTCTACTTGTTTGCAAGAACTGGCATTAATGGTTTGGATATTACATTTAAACATACTCCTGGTTTAGGCCTTCTGCACAAAAAGCATCTTGCAATTATGACAGCTGATCCTAATAATCTAGAAAGTGTTGCTAAGTATGGGATTCAAACGATTGAAGATCTTAATTCCGAAAAGGCTTTAATTACTGGACGTCAGGCAATCGGTACTGCTGTTACTTTTATGGGTGCTCAGAAATATATGGGGGGTGAACTTACAGGAAACGGTCCCTCAGATCCTGGCCTAAAAGAAGCTTGGGTTAAAGCAGGTTGGCAAGAACGTAGCATCAAGATCGGTGGGGCCTGGATTAGTTACGACCAGTTTGAACCATTTTCTATGATCCTTGCCTCAATGGCAGATATTGGGGATAATCTTGAATATATGGGACCGCAGTGGGTTGAAAATACCTACAAGCAGCAATCTTTTGCTTTAGGCGCTGCCCTCACTTCCAAGTCTTATTTACAAGGTCTTGGAAACTTGGTTGATCTCTTTAAAGGTGAGCCTGGTTCGATGGGTCGTATTGTAGCAAATACCATGAACAATTCAGTTCCACTGGCTGGACTACGTAATGACTTTGGTAAATTAATTACACCTTACCAACGCGAACTAGTTACTGGTATTAGTGACAGTATTCGCAACAGGAATTTAGGCAGTGAACAACTGACGCAGGATCCCTTGTCAATCAAATACGACATGTTGAATGGCAAGCCGATGAAGGACTGGCCGTTTTGGCAACGTATGGTTAATACAGTACTTCCAATTAACTTTTCAATTGACAAGATGACTCCTGGCCGAAAGCTATTCCTTGAGAGTGGTTATGACGCACGAATGACTGTTTACTATGGACCTAATGGTGAGAATCTTACTAGCAGTGCTGAAGTTAGATCGTTGTATATGAAGGCTATTGGTGACCAAAACCTTGAAGCAAAGTTTGACGAATTGGCGAGGCGTCCTTCAGTTAAAAACTCAATGAATGAAATGCGATCTGATCTAAATAATGGAAGAAGAGAAATTGATCCGATGACAGCCTACACACATAACATCTTGCTAAGTTCAGCTATTGACGAAGCACGGAAAAAAGCTTGGAGAACAATTGCTGACCACCCATCCGTCGTTGCTTTGAAAGCTGAACAAAATAAAGTTGAAAAAGCAACACGAGATCGCCGCAATTCCCTGCGAGAAAACGTTATTCCACGTATCCTTGAAATTAACAATTACCAATGACAATTGAACCTACAGTAAACAGTTACTGGAGAGGCGATGGTGACGGCACTAACGTAATCTTCACCTTTCCCTTTTCTAAATTTGAAGACGACGATGTGTTCGTCTATGTCTATAACACAACCAGTGGTGCTTGGGATATTCAGACCGTCAGTACCAACTATACAATTAGTGGCTCTACCATTACGTTTGGAACCGCTCCTGCAAGCCCACCCAGTGCAGGATTCGGCAACGTACTGATTCTGCGGTCTACTGACTACCAACAGACTCGTGCTTTATTCACAGCTGGTAGTTCTATACGTGCAAAGGACTTGGAGGATAACTTCCTTCAGTCTATCTTTGCTGACCAAGAGTTTAGAGATCTAAAGGTTGACAAAATTGCTCCAGAGTTCTGGGCTGACGTAGATATGAAACTACGTAAGATTAAAAATCTTTCTGACCCAACTCTTGATACTGATGCAATCAACAAGAAGTATATGGATGACAGGCGTACTAATACGCTTGTACAAAACGACATTCCTACTGCTGATCAGACCATCAAAGGGCTGCATTGGCTTAAAGATGCCAACGGTATCAATCAAGTTCACCGAATCTATGACGGCTCAGGCTGGGTAGAAGTTGCTTCTGGTATTCCTTTTGTTCCTGAGACTGGTACTAGGGTTCGGTACGTAGACACCTTGAATGGTTCTGATGCAGTAAGTAACGATGGTTTCTTTAACACCAATCCTCTTAAGACAATCAAACGTGCTTTGACGCTTGTTAATGCTGATCCTGCAGGTGACGGTACGTTGATCTGGGTCAATGCTGGTATATACCAGGAGATCTTGCCTCTATCAATTGCTAAAGCAAACGTTT